TAATAATATTAGTTTTAAGAATATCGTTAGTACATATAAAGACTTGAGATAAAGAGATTTTAGAAGTCATATGTTTTGATGGTAAGTTTTGTATTTTTTATGTTTTTAGTATTATCAACGAACTGGGCGTTACATGAGGAAGAACTCGATCTTGCTATCCTGCTTTTATTTCTTGATATTTCTTTTATTTTTCTCTTTTAAGTATTGACTTTCTGTTAGAACAGTGCTATTATAATACTTGTAAGAACAAATAACTACATTAAAAGAAAAGGAGAAGAAAAAAATGGTTAGAACAAAAATCGAAAAATTTATCTATTCTGTCATTGACAGAAACACAAAACAGGTGATCGCCTCTTTTGAGAATACAGAAGAACTGAAATCGCAGAAAGCAAAAACCGCCGCTGTTACTGCCGCTGGTTTTCCGGAGGATTCCATCTGCGTATTAACCGACACCGTATCCGCCCGCTACGAGATGCCGGATGAACAGTTCTTTGCCGAAGCAAAGAGACTGGACGACTAATCAGCGCACAACCCGCGGTCTGGAAGTGACCAGAGAAGACGGAATGATCAAAGCTAAGCGCCGCGGTTCTGCATAACAAACAACTTAAATCAAAAAGGAGAAAAACAATGAGTAAAGCAAAAATGAAACTGAACAACGTAACTGTAATATATGCAAAAGAGGACGGCAAAAGCGTTCTGTCTGCTTTGATCACACCAGATCAGCAGAAAGCAATCTTTGAAAAAATCATTGCTGATTTCGGAGAAGATGCCGCCGCAGACGCAAAGTGGATTCCGGCGAAAGAAACCGACAAAGCAGGTCTTTACGTGAAAGCGCAGACCAACTATAAAGTAGATTTTTATGAGGACGGCGTAGAAAGCGACACCGTTTCTAGTGTTGACGAACTCGGCAAAGGCGCAGTAGTCGACCTCTTTATCTCGATCGGCGAAAGCAAATTCCGCCGCGACAAGGGATTTACCGCTTACCTTTCCGCTGTAAACGTCCACAAGTTCGGCGATACGGAAAAATTTAATCCGTTTGCCTAAGTTACCATGACTTGAGGATTAAGTTATCTGTAGTTGATTGTTACTATATCTTGTGTATATGAAAAACTCCATACGTGTAAAGAGCTACGTTTTCCAGCGTAGCTCTTTTTTATACTTAGCGAAGCTCTGCCTTTCACCGCCGTCCATCTACAGCAAAACGTGCGATCATCGTGCGATTAATGTGAGATTGACTGCGGAGAGACTGTCGGGAACTGGCGGGACGCGGTGCTGGGGATGTGGAAAACGATAGAAAGGAGGATGTGAAACAAAATGTTTCACGTGAAACAATGATTTTTTGGAACGATATTAAATGGGAAAAACTTTTCGCGGATTATAATGTAAAATTTGAAGGGGTAGATGATAAAGGAAAGCCAATTCAGTATTACAATCCAATCCGGTTGTTTTCAGAGCCAGACGTGGACGGTGATTTCGCTGGCGTGGCAATTACATGTTCTGTCAGTAGTGCCGGAAAGACAAGCTGTATCTTGTGTAAAGAGTATGGCTTGCAGACAGGATGGATTTTCCGAACGAAAGGGGAGATGACGGGAGCGGCGGCAATGTATGAAGATATGTTGCGAATGTATCCAAAATTGGGTAGTGTGATTACCTATAAAAATCTGGACAAAAACGGAAATGTCGTGCGGTATTTTTTAGACGGTGTGCCATTCGGATGCGCGTTTAGTTTTGGAAGTAAGATAGACAGTGTAAAAAAACTGTCACCGTATTTTCGGGATATTTACTTTTTATTTTTTGATGAGTTTTCTATGGAAAGCGGACAATACGTAAAAGGGGAAAGTGAAAAACTGCAATCGTTATTATTAACGATCAGCCGTGGAAACGGAAGCCAGTCCAGATGGTTTAAATTGGTGATGGCATCCAATAATATTTCGTTGCTCAATCCCTATTTTGTTTTTTTCGGCATCCACAAACGGTATCAGAAAGAAACCAAAATGCTGCATGGTAGCGGTTTTGTGTGTGAATTTACGCACAATGACAGTGCCAGCAAGGCAATGTGGGAGAACACCGCTTTGAAAGCGTTCCGAGGCGGTCACTACATGCAGAGCATGAGCGTGGGAGATCAGATGTTGATTGATGATGCCGTGTTTGTGCAGAAGCCGACCGGACGGTCGCGGTATCTGTTCACGATTCAGCATAGTGGGAAAAGTTATGGGGTATATGATTATTATGAAGATGGGTATATTTATATCACGCATAAGTGTAACCCGTCTTGTACATATGTTGCTGTTTTCCGTGACGGTGATCACACACAAAACACGGTTATGCTCGATCATTATGATTACTTGTTTGTAAGGTTAGTTGAAGCGTACCAAAAAGCATACTTGCGTTTTGATGATCTTGACAGTAAAAATATGGCGGTTGAGTTGCTGGGGATTGATCTTTATAAGTAGTCCGTAAGAAACGGACAAATGTAATTGACAAACGGACAGAAAAGATGTATAATGAAAATACAGGGAAACCTTTTTTAGAGGGGTTGCCACGGTTGAGCAAACCGCCCCGTCCTTGGCAGGTCAAAAGGTTTCCTTGTTTTTCAAAGGACGGGAAGAAAGGAGCAAAGATGGCAAGTATCGTTTTTAATATGATTATCGGAATGATGAAAAAAGAAAATGCTTATCTTGCTTATACGGTACGCTATAAAGGGGACGAAAAAGACACGTTAATCCTTGTCCCACATGAAAATTATGAAACTCACATTCGGTATTTGTGGGATTTCTTTTTCATGGATGGAAACGCGTATAACAGTAAATCGCCAGTTCGATTCATTCATAATTTTATTATGTGTGATAAATTAAGTGAAATTGAGGACTGGTTAAAATGGCAGGATAAGGAGGTAGAAACATGGATGTAACTATGGTAACGCAGTTAATTGGAAGTCTCGGTTTTCCAATTGTTTGTTGCGGCGCACTTTTCTATTATCTGGTGAAAGAAAAAGACGCGCACAAGGAAGAAATGGAAGAACTGCGGAAAAGTGTAGAAGCGAACACAACCGCTATTAACTCGTTGTGCCAGCACTTAGGAGGAAAAAGCAATGAGTAAAATCGAAAAAACAGTTGCATGGGCGGAACAAATCGCCGCCGATGATCGTCACGGGTACTCACAGGTACACCGGAACAGTCCCAATTATGATTGTTCGTCATTTGTCGGAACGGCACTTGCAAATGCTGGTTTTCCGATCAGCATTTACAGTACCACAAGAAATCTCGGCGAACAGTTGGAAAACGCTGGTTTCGTAAAATGCGGCAAACCGTGGAAACGCGGTGATATCCACCTTGCGGCTGGGCATCATGTCACGATGTCGGTTGACGCGAACCGCATCGTCCACGCCAGCCAGTCGGAAAACGGCGGGATTGATGGTCAGACGGGAGATCAGACCGGAAAGGAAATCTGTGTACGGTCTTATTACGATCTTCCGTATGAAAATACCGTTCACTATCGGTATGCAGGAGCCGTAGACGAAAAGCCGCATAAAGTCATTGAAAGTTGCGTCAAGACAGAATCCGCACGTAGTTTTGACCGGAAAATCGCCGGAGCCTATCATACCAATGATCGTTATAATCTGCGCGTGGGAGCTGGGATGGACAAAAAGATCATCTTAACGTTGCCAGACGAAACCAGTGTTAGAAACTATGGATATTATACTGGAGAATGGTATCTTGTCAAAGCGGTTGTAAACGGTATTGTCTATACTGGTTACGTAGCAAAAGAAGGACTGACCCGTGGCTGATCTGACGCTTGCCTATCATACATGCATCGAAATTTGTAACGAACCAAAGATTGGATACTCTCAAACGTATCGTGAGGGGCAGACAGTAGGCGGCATTACTTATTATGACTGCTCCTCTCTCATGAGTTACTGTTGTACGGTCGGCGGGTTTTTTGCATCTAACCCGTGGTTCACCACGCGGAGCATGGACGGATATCTCATCGGAGCAGGATTCCAGAAAGGAACTGCACGCCAGCCATGGAAAAAAGGCGATATTTTGTGGCGTTCCGGTCATACCGAAATGGTGTATGAACCAGCAGACGGCGGCGGGTATACGATGGGAGCACATACCGATAGTTACCCGCTCGAAAGACAGGTATCCATCAATAATTTTGTGAGCCCATATAGTGCTTGGACGTATCTGTACCGATATCCGGTTGCGGTACAAAGCGGTATCAGCCAGTATGTGATTGCCGCCATTTGTGGCAACTTTTGGCAGGAATCCACCGTAAACCCCGGGTTATGGCAAGGCACGATCGTTGGTTCTCCCGGTTATGGTTTGGGTCAGTGGACAGATAACGCCGATAGCAACCGCCGCACACAGTTATTCAATTGGCTGGACGCAAACGGGTACAGCCGGGACGATGGAAACGCACAATTAGAATATCTGATATACGAGAATGTATGGTATTCGGTAGGCGCGGCAAGTACTTACGAAAATCTGCAAGCGTTTTTACACAGTGACAGTACCGATCTGGACGCACTAACTGCCGCCTACATGAAAGGGTGGGAGGGTATCAGTGACGATGGAACACTTGCGTTCCGGCAGGAAAAAGCACATGAATGTTTTAATTTCATTTCGGAACACGCAAAAGATTCTGCAATTACCGGATGGTTCGTTGGGAATCGGTATCTATCTGATCTCGAACGTTTGAACAACGCGGTTATGGTATTTCGGTATTTGTCCACTGGGCAACCCGAGCCACCCGAGCCGCCACACCCAATGAAACCAAAACGGCATAAAATGCCGATCTGGTTATATCCCAATTTAAGAAGGAGGTTTTAACATGACACTTGAAGAGTATTGGTCGGAAATCGTAGCCGATATCGGAAACATCGAAACACACGGTGATGCTATCGCCGCCATCAGCGAAAAAATCAAAACAGAAGATACCGACATTGGAACACTGATGTCCGAACGTGACGCACTGGTTGCGGAACGGGACGAACTGAAAGGAAAGTATGATTCCGCAGTTGCCGAAATCAAAAGCCGCTGGTCTGATCTTTCCCACGGCGGAAGTATCACAAAAGTAACTGAGTTTGGCGGAAATGCGCCGGAAGCGGAAGAAACCGCAACGAGTATTAATGATCTTGATATGTCTCAGCTCATTTTGAGCGGAAAAGGAGAGTGAAACAATGGCAGAAAAACTTGATATGACCAATATTAATATGCTGAACGCCGTGCGTCAGACCATGAGTGTTGATTACCGTGACAGAGTTCCTGTGGCAACGCGAGAAAATATTGCCGATATTGCGAAAACATTAACCGACCCTTACAATCCGATGGCAAGAAACGAACTAGTTCCTGCGCTGGTGAATCTGATTGCCAGTCAGTCGATCAGCACGGAAGCGTTTAGAAATCCTCTGCGTGTGCTGAACAGTAACGCCATGCCGTATGGAAACGGAGAACAGGAAGTTTACGTAAACTTTGGACAGGGTTATGCGCACGATGCGAACATCAGCATCGAAGATGCGACCGCCATTTATGACAGTTACATCATGGCTCTGTATCATGTAATCAATTTTAATAACGATTATCCTGTGACGATCTGGTTTGAGGATATGCGCGGCGCGTTCCTTGATGATTACGGACTCAGAAGTCTAGTTCAGGCAAAAGTGGAAAGTGTCGTTTCCGCTTGTAACTGGGATGAGTTCACAACCGCGAAAGAACTGATTGCATCTGCAAAACGTGCGGGACAGATTTACCCGGTTCATGTTGACCCGGTGACAGATCAGGCATCCGCAAATGCACTTGCAAAACAGATTCAGTCTTACATTGACAAGATTCAGTTCCCGAACCCGCTGTATAATTTCGCTGGAGCGACATCGGCGGCAAAAGAAGATACCATTCTTCTTTTTGTAGAACCGGACACGAAAGCGGCTATGAATGTTGACAGCTATGCAAGCGCGTACAATCTCGATCGTATGATTCCGAAAGCACAGCAGGTATTAATTGATAACTTTAACGATGCGGAGGGTATCGTGGCTGTACTGGTTGACAAGCGGTTTTTCAAAATCCGTGAGCAGTACCGCATGATGGTACAGGATAACGTAAATCGTGGATTGCGTTGGAACAGTACTTATACGGTAAAAGAGATGTTCTCTTATTCCCTGTTTTATCCGATCATTGTCTTTACGACCGAGGAAGTTCTTGTTTCTGACATTAACGCAAGTGACGTAGGACTGGTGAAAGCCGGAACAGATGTGGACTTTGGCGGAAGTTTTTCGGTTACTTCTACGGGTTTAGCCGATAAAGCGATTGACGTAAAAGTAGAGAGTAACTCTTCCTCTGATACGTTTGTTATTCCGGGAACAACCATTCTTCGAATCGCAAAAGACGAAACGAATCTGAAACCGAAAGCAAACAAAAATGAAAGCGTAAAAGTTGTGATTACCAGCCGCTACGATTCTTCCAAAACAGCAACGATTTACTTTACGACCAATTAAGAGAGGTGGGAAACATGGATGCTTTCATCCCATTGCCGTCACAAACTGATGTGACGGCGGTTTCCCCACAGACTACGGTTATTTTGGCTAGTGGGATTGAGTGGGGAAACTATTATGAACACGTAAGATATTATGAAAACGGAAAAGCAGGATGTCTGGCACACGTAAAAGAAAAAGCAATTCATACTTTCCAACAGTCCGCGCCCGTGAGGTGGGGAGAACTGACTTATAAGGGGAAAGGGAATGAGAGTGATTTTCTGAAATGTAATTACATTGCGTTTCAGAATAAACCATATACGGAAGAGTGGTATTTCGGGTTTGTGACGCGGGTAGAATGGTTGAGTGACGGAAGTTTTAAGATTTATTTCGAACCCGATCGTTTTCAGAACAGTTTTTACGATGTGGTCTTACAGCCGTGCTATGTAGAACGAGAACACGTTGCAAAAGCAGATGATGCAGTAGGGGCGAATCTAGTCCCCGAAAATCTGGAAACTGGGGAATACATTGTAAATGGTTCTGCCGGTATGGGTTTCGGATTGATGAACTATTGCCTTGTTGCAAGTGCGGACGAAAACGGGGTTGCATTAGAACCGGAATTAAATCAAAAAATCATGTCTGGTTTGACTTATTTTAACACTACAGATTTTTCTGCCATGAAACAAAAAATACAGGCTTATGCAACAAGCGGAAATGTTGATGCTATTGTGGCTATTTTCCAGGCTCCGCAGTTATGCTTTGACACATCACCGCAGGAATTCCAAATGCATTTTCCAGAAACACTTGCAGGATATGCGCCAAAAAATAAAAAATTATTCCAGTATCCATTTTCTTATCTACTAGTCGATGGACACGATGGTAGCCAGTATGTGTATCGGCTAGAATATTTCAAAGATCAAAAAATTGCTTTTTATGGTCAAGGAGTAAAGTTAAACATTCCATCAATTTATATCAGTCCAAAAAATTACAAAAACGAACCTACTACTAACACACCGTATGGTTTTGTATACAGTAATTTCCCATCATGTGCATGGACAAATGACGCTTATCAGGCATGGCTCGCACAGTCTCAGCCTATATGGGACTACCAGACAAAACAGCAATATATTGATACCGGAAAAAGTGTTATTTCAACCATTGCAAATGTCTTGAGTGGTAATTTTGGAAAAGCAGTTGAAAGCAGTATCGGACAGACCGTAAGCAATTTTATGTTTGGCGAAAATATTTCGGCGCAGATGGAACAGCATGATTTAATTCCGCCTACAGCAAAAGGAAGTGCTACAGGAAGTTATGTGCAGACTGCACTTTTTAACAATACGATTGCATTAAAAACCATGTGTGTAACGCCGGAAATGGCAAAAGTAATAGACGATTATTTCACTATGTATGGCTATGCGACACATAGAATCAAAGTTCCGAATATCACCGGTCGCGCAAACTGGAATTTTGTCAAAACAGTTAATTGTGGATTGCATGGCACTTGCGTCACAGATGATATCAACTTTTTGCAGGCTATGTTTAACCGCGGCGTTACATTCTGGCACACAGATGATGTTGGAAACTATGGTCTTTCCAATGATTAAGGAGGTAATAGCATGTACAATAACCCGTATCGTGTGAGCAACAAGGAAGTATGGGGACACTGGGAAAACAACCCGAATACGTCACCGGAGGAAAAGATGTATTTTCGCCACTTTTTTGACAAGTTTGTCAATCTGGCATTGTCGCGTTATGAGTATGACGGGTTGCCGGATGAGATTCCGCCACGGATGCTCAACTCTTATTTGTTATGGCAGGGAATGTGTCTGTTCAAAAAAGAGCCGATCACCGGACTTTACGGCGTTTTTGGTGTTAATCTGATAGGGGAACCAGATATCTACGGTATCCCGACCGATTGGATTGCGTACGCTATGAACGGGCAGTATTATGAACAAACCGACAAGGAAGAAAGCGCACTGATTTTCGCTAAACCTTTTGCCGTACCGGAAATTCTCAGCATTATTCTGCATGCGCAGAGTCTTGCCGAGAAAAAAGCGTCAACAAGGGTAAACGTGATTCAACAGAGAACGCCGGTTGTCATCAGTGGGGATTCTACACAGAAACTCAGTATTGACAACTTTATTCAGAAGTGGGTAAAAAACATTCCTTTCATCAAAGCAAAAAACGATCTGCGAAAACAGATTCAGATTGATACGATTGATTTAAAAGTACAGCCAATCTTTAACGAACTTGATACAGCCGCACAGAGAGAAGTAGCAGAATGTCTAGCTGATCTCGGTATCGAAGCAAGCGGCGTAGAAAAACCGGAACGGCTGGTTTCCGCTGAAACGAGTTACAACGATGGAGAGATCGAGTTGACAAGAAACGGAAATCTGGCTACCATTCAAAGAGGGTTGGACTCTATCAATGAACTATATGGATTGAATATCCATGTACGTTTTAATTCTAAGATGATAACACCGATTAACCGACCGGATGTTTTCGACACAACAAATGACGAAAACGACACACCGGAAAACAACGGAAACAACACGCCGGAAAGCGAGGTGGAATAATGTTTCTTAGTTATAACTACGAAACGAAAACATTGACGAATACCATTGAACAGTTGGTCATTTCCGATCATGTGATTTCCCCGCTTGAAAATCAGACCATTGATAATATGATCGAAGCCGCTGTTCCTTTAATTTTCAATTTTGACTTTCCGTTTTATGTCGATGCATCCGCGCCCGAATATGCAACTGCAAAACTTGCGTTCGAAAAAACATTCTGTTTACAGTATTTTCGGGAACAGATCGGGTTGGAAACAATCGGAGAATTTCAGTATCATCTAAAAAAAATACTTACAGTTAATATGCCATACTATGAGCAGTTGTACAGGAGTATTACTTTTGAGTACAACCCACTGATTACTCATAAGAGTACACGAAAAGTGCAGAGTACGAAAGACGATACACGAACTGGTGTGATCTCGGGAGACAGCACAGCAAAAAACACAACGTCAGCCGATACAAATAACGACACACAGAACATTTATTCAGACAACCCGCAGATTAATTTTGCAGGAACGAGTTACGCGTCTAACATGAATCGGGGACAGAATACGATTCATAACAGTGCTGTAAGTAACGGCGAAAATACAACAAAAACGAACAGTAATGATACTTACCATGCAGATACTAATGATACGATTGAAGATGAGGGATTTGACGGTAGTTACTCGTTAGAAATTCAGAGATTCCGAGATACCATACTTAATCTTAACAAGCGTATTTGTGATGATTGCAGAGAATTGTTCTATCAATTTTATTAAGGAGGGATAATAATGGCAGATAAACCAACGATTCCGGATTTTCCTACGTTGCCAGATTTCAGTCAGATGATTACGCAGGCTTGTGAGGTTGTCGCAAGTGTACGGGGGATTCCGTATGATTTCAACGGGACTTTGAGTCTGGAAAACAAATTCGTTGTACTGTTTAAAACGGTGAAAGAGATGTTTACCGCACAGGACGAACTTGTAAAAAGTTACAAGGCGTTATATGATTTTATCAATGCTTACTTTGATAATTTAGACGTGCAGGAAGAAGTCAACAAAAAAATACAAACAATGGCAGAGGATGGAAGTTTACTTACTTTAATAACTCCTACAATTACAAGCAAGACAAGTGAATGGTTACGCGAAAATATTACTAATCCTGTAAATCCTCCCATTGATAAAAGTTTAACAATCGAAAACGCCGCCGCTGATGCTAAAACTGTTGGAAACAAAATAGCAGATTTAAACGACAATTTGAACTTTATTACTCATTCTATTACAACTACTGCTAATGTATACAATGTTCTATCGGAAAATATGGAAATAGGTACTATTGATAAAAGTGGAGTAGAAAAAGAATCTGATAATAGCATTCGTAGCAAAGATTTCATTGATATTACGAATACTATTTCATTCGATTTTCTTGGAACTACATCAGCCACTTATTATATCCGCATTGTATATTATGATGCTAACAAAAAATTTCTTCTGTCTACAGATGGCTTTAAAGCTAACGAAGCAAAAATCAATTTCATCAAACCAAAAAAAGCAAAATATATGCGTATCGTCATTGTATATATAAGCTTAAATGACATTAATTATATAAAACCTACAATCACATATACTAATCTAATAAATGGTGATATCATTACGCGATCCATAAAAGAGGGAAATTTTAAAAAAATACAAAACGACTGGACAATCCTTGAAAATAAATTCGTTGATATTCCGTATGGACAAACACTTAAATTTACGAATAGCAGAAACGCATGTACAGCTAATTTTTTACATGCTGAAAAGGGAAATGAGTTGATTCTTAAGTCGCCAATATCATTTTCAATTATGCTTTTCACAGAAGCAAACGGCACAACGTGTTTTTACAACTCGTACAAAGATGGCGTTTTTTATTCTGGATATAAATTTAACTCAGACTGTTACTTTATGCTTAACTTTACAAATCAAGTTGATATGTCTGCTGAAACAAAAAAATCTGATATTATATGGACAAAAAACACTGTAAAAGATGTTCAGACTGTTTTTATTGTTCCAAATTCAGAATACAGCACAATTCATGTTGCTTCTGCGTGGGCATCGGATGAAGAAAAAATGGGGGCAGATTATATTTGTGATGGCGTAAACGATGGAGAAGAACTGCAACAAGCGATTTATGATTTGAGAGCACGAGGTGGAGGAGTTCTTAAATTATCAAACGAACGATATATCATTGATACGCTTTTTGATAGCGGTATGCCTGAAGTCGGAAAATACGGAATTTTCATCCCAACCAATAATTATAATACATCTATAATCAAGATAGAAGGTGTAAATTTCCCGAATGTAATTCAGCCGATGTACTTCGGTCATTGTGCGAGGTTAGATATGTCTCAAAAATTATACGATTCGCTTGACGAAAACGAGATTGTAAACATGATCGGAGTCAAACCAGTAATTAGCGGTTCTGGCAAGGTAACACGAGCATCTGTCGGTTGTACTTTATCAATCGAAAATGTCGCAATCAATA